CAAAGAAACTTAAAACAATAATTATAAGTGAAGAAATTATTAGTAAAGCATCAAACCTAACCACATCCACAATGAATCTTGTTGTGCCTAAAATAACATGCACTAACATTGTTAAGAAAATTGCACTTATAACTAAATATATAACTGAAAACCTAAACGGTTTAACTACTAGTCCAGCGCCCAATAAAGCACCCAGCATAAAAATAACAGGATCAGTTCCAATAGCCATTAAACTACCCATAAAACTTCCAACAAAACCTATGTTGTTAGTAAAACCTATTAAAAAGAATATAAAATTTGAAACTATAATTAAAATTGAAAAATATAATAAAGGTTTGTTCACTTAATCTTTCCACTCGACTTTTAGTAATTTATCAATTCTAGAAAATGATTTCTCTATGTTGTTAATAATAAAGATTATTCTTTCTTCTGAAAGTTCAATAATGGGTCCTTGAACACTTTGCATGGCAGTTCTTTTAGAAGCAGATTTTAATAAATTTTCTGAATTAATCATTGATGTTTTCATATTATTTACAACTTGAGCTCTTTCATTGGCATCAGGTATATTTTTTGAAACTCTATTAATGAAATCATTCACTACTGCTTTTACTTTTAAATAATCATCAGATTTAAACACTTGCTCGTTTCGATAAGAAATCAGAGCAGACTTCCAAAGTTCCATTTGATACTGCATTCCATCACGAGTTATCTTTGCCATCAGACCAGTGGTTTCTAAATATTCCACAAAATCCTCTTTACTAGGTATATCTTTCCAAAAATCAGTGTGCATTTGTTTTGTGATTTTACCACCTTCAGCATTTAGTACTTGGCTAACAATCATCATTTGATTTTGAGTCATAGCCATTAGCTGTGACGTAAAAGAAATAAATATAATTAATGCTACTAATATTTTTTTCATATTAGAATTTTGCTTTAGGAGGTTTTGGTAGTTTTTTTGCTGAAATTTTAGCACAATCATAGAAAGTTAATTTAATACCTTGCTTTGATTTATCTCGATAATTAAAAGTAACTTCGCCATCTACTCTATCAATAGACACTTTAACCTTTTTATTTTCTTTTTTAGTAGAATCTACTTTTGGACTACGATCTAACATATTCAATGTGTTTAGAGGTATACTTAAAGTATAAGATGCAAATTCCTTATTATGCTTATGAGCGCTTTTTGATTTGAGCAAAAATTTATTGTTCTTTCTATCCCAATCAAATTTAAAATGTTTGGAGTTAAATTGAAAATAATTTCGGTTTTTAGAACCAGTCCAAAGAGGAGTGTATTTAATTTTCCAATCTTTTATAATTAATTTTGTATTACCTTTACTAATCAATTCACATTGTAAGATAATAGGATTATTCACTATTGAATAGATAACTATAATAGATGGGACTAAAATAAGTAATACTAAATATGGCTTCTTAATTCCTTTAAACATTTTTTTACTTTTGAAGATTAGAAGTGTCTCTCTTCGGCATTAATAATCCTAACAAAATTACTTTATAAGATCAAAGAAATCATCCAAACTTATGACAACTAAAGGTTCTCTTGAATTCATTTTCATTGCAACTGCTGGGATTAACTTGTGTTGACCTTTTGAGGCCTGTTTGTACCAGTCATAAACGGTCTTCATCTTGGACTGATTCTTGCACTCGAAGTTAACTCCAACAAGCTTTCTAGCCACTTTAGATAACACTACATCCGGCCCAGTTTGTCCGTGCTTTGCGGTTACAACATCACCTGGTTTTAGATGTGGAAATGACTTTAATATCTTATCTCTTACCAGGTTTTGCAGTAGCGCTGACTTACGTTTTTTACTCATTGGGGTCATTAGCAAATATCCTCAAATTTTTTATTTGGATCTTTGTAGCCGTGAGCTACCCACAATTCAGTCTCTGAAAGATCACTATTATAAAGACCATCCCGCACCTCTTTAATGTGCATTAAATATAATCTCTTCTTACGACCATCTTTGCTATTTTTAGCCTGTTTGGTTAATTCTCCATTTGGCCATTTGGTAGCTTTTTCTTTTAAGAAGTTCTCAAGATCAGCCATAGTGAAATATACATTTTTAAATAATTCGGATTTTTTCATAGCTCTAAAGCAATCAACTTTATGTATGGTTCCGTTGTAGTGCCAATACAAACTGTCTGAAAATTCTTTAATCTCATTATGTGGTGCAAAAGGAAATTCCTCATTATCAAAAGCATCTTCCATCATTACATAGAAGTCATCTTTGTTCGCTTCAATCAATAACTCCTTATCAGCAGTTGTTGGTGCATCCCTAAAAAACATTTCTCTATCGTAAGTAACTTCATTTAAAAGGTGCCACTTAAAGTGTGAGGGATTTTTTATTGTTTCTAAAATATCTTTTTTATAGTTTTCATTCTGCAACATCTGCACCACTTGATCTTTAGGTCGTTTGATATGTATTACAAAAGATCTCCGGTCATACTCTCCTATGTGAATAGGTGTTTTACTATTAGAGAATACAAAGAAATTACACAAATTGGGTATCTCTATTTGAGGTTTATTCTTTGGGTTAATGACCAAGTTATCTTCTGTAATTAGATCTTTAAACTCATTAGATAGCTCTTTTGTTTTAGCAGTATTCTTTTGTAGGACTACTTCATTCAAAAATATAAGTTGTTTCCCCTCAACAATAGTTGAGTGTGTTCCGATCATTTGCGAAAACTTTACATTCGGACTGACATTTTTTGGACCAAATAAGCTCTGACAAATTAATGAAAATAATTTCTTACCAACTCCCTCGACTACAGAATGGATAATTACATACCATTGAATTTTAATTCCATAATGCAATCTTTCTGTTTTGGCATTTAGCATAAAAGCTAATACTTGTTTTATGATGTTCCAATTATCCTCACCAAGTAACCAACTGTAATATTCATTTAATCTGTCAATATTACCTTGTATGGCCTCTATTTGTGGATCTTCATATATATTTAGATAAGTTCCAGCCGGTAGACCTTTAATATCTCCATTGTTAATGTGCGCTATACCAGGATCAAATCCAGCGTGTGTAAAGTAACTTCTAAGCTTAGTTAACTTAGTGTCTTTTAATAACTGATCTGACATAGATCCTTTTTTAACTTCGTGTCTCCACCAGTCATTAATTTGTTCTTTAGACTTAAAGGTTTGTGTTTCTACTTCATAAAAATCTGTTCTTGATTGAACATAATAATGATTATTGAGTACACTATCTGTAATGGCGCTAAACCCTTTTGCGTCTAAACAAGGCTCAACCTGACAGATCTCTTTGATCCATTTTCTTTGTGCGTTTAGATACCATTGCTCATCCATTTTGCCTTTGGCTACAGATTTCTCAACTCCTTTTATATAATTCCGTAGTTTTGGATCATCTTCTTTTATTGGTTCATCCAGTACCTTATTTAATTCCTCAAGTGTTACATCACAGTCATATAAAGTTTTATATAATTGGACTGTTAAAAAAGCTTTATTTCTACCCCCACCCTCTGCACCGGATAACGCTCCAACAGAAGCAACTACTGGAAGATGCTTTCTATATTTATGTCTAAAGAAAAATTGCTCTAAACTTAAAGGTCTTCCATCTGGGGAATAAAGTTTGTCATGTTCATAGTGATATGGAAGATATAACCATCTGCCAACCTTGCCGGGCTCACCAGGTACAGTTGGAACAGTTGCATTACCATCACACTTTATTAGTAACTCTTTTTCTATTCTTGCCTCAAGCTCTTTAGCTCTCTCGGAAGCTTCTTCTACATCCATAGGCTCGTCTAGAAATTCAATTAATCTCCATTTTTTGTTGGGGGTTTGAAAAGGAAAATACATCCACCCTAATAATTTCCATATAGTAGGACAGAACACACTAGGTTTTATTTTTTTATCAATATCAATTCCAATCCATTCAACTTCATTTGTCTCCTCAATTAATGGAGATCTACCACAAAGTTTCTTTCCATTTAGATGGTCTTCTATAGGAATCATTCCAGTTTTTTCAGTTGTTAACTTCTCTTCTGTAACTGGATTATGTTGATAGCAATATCCGTATTTGGTTGTTGCACCATTAAAAATTTTTAAAAAGGTTTCTGCATTATTCATTAGTATCTCCATCTTGATCTCTCTTTTTGATTTTATAAATGTGTTTTACTTTTCCACTTTCCAACAATTTATGTTCTTGCTCGAATTCATACTCTTTGTTGTTTTCGGGAAGTCTGTCGTTATGTTTTTTAATATCTATACCAAGCTCTTGGGCAAACTTACCCATTGAGTGTAACCCGTTGTAAGCTCTGGTTAGCTCAATGTTAGCTTTGTGGAGCTCTTGATTTTTTTCAAGACAATCTCCTAGATTGCCATAGTTTTCTGCAAGTCTCTCTCCAAGTTTATCTAGAGCTTTGTTTTGTTTTTTTATGTGGTTGTGTTGTTTGATGACCAGCCTATGCAGTTCCTTATAACCAACATAGTCGTGTTCACAGGTAGCATATTTATGCTTTGTATCTTTTGTCATAGTTTTCTCCGTTAGTCTCTCCGGATTTAAAACTATGATCTATTAATCTCTCTACTGTTTTTGCATTAGATAATTTTTTGTCTTTAACTAAAGAAACAGAAAGTTTCGAAAGTTTATCCATAGTATCATTCCGTAAAGAGATTGATTTATAATTATATTTACAAGTCATTGTTTTCTCCTCTTGGTTTATTTGGTTCATAACTTTCTACCTTTCTAATTTCTTCATTTTGAAGCTTTGTTAATCGCTCTTGCACTTTATCTAAAAGTTCTTGCAAAGAGTTTGAATTAAAGATCTGACCTCTGATCCCATACAAAGTTGACAATTCAACATTATGTGGGAAATAAAATTCAGCTATATTTCCAGTTTTAATTTTCAATTTATCGCTCATTTGTAATCTAATTTTTTTCATCAAATAAAATTCTTATAGTAAAAATCGGCTATACCACCTGTGCCAACTGTTTTTTTTAAATTTGAAATTCTTGTTTGTTTTTCTGCATCAGCAAATTTTTTAATTTGTTCTTCTATTGGTACATCTGGTACCTTTGGTAATTCTAAAGGTTCTGGTAGTGGTGCAGTATAAGTAGGCTTTGAGGGTTTTTGTTGAGACTTATGTTTGCCTATAAGTTTTAACTCATCATCCCCTAGCGTTGGTCTTACTTTTGGATCTTTATAATATTTTCTAAGTGTTCTTCTCATTTCTCCAGCCTGGAGACGATCATCTCTGTCTTTAGGGTTTTTTGCTAATTCCATCATTGCTTCCCAAGTACTCATAGTTTTTTTCTGGTTAGATGGATAAGTAGATGGATCATTATTATCAAATTTTTTAGGTCTCTTTATTTTATCATCAAGCTTAGCTCTTTGTTCCATTGTGATAATATTCTTATCGTCATAGTGAGCTGGTTTGGGGCCATCATCATATTTGTGATGCAATCTTTCAATTCGTTCACTAAAATTTTCAGTACGAGGTTTCACAAACTTATTCATCAAAGGCTCCAAAAGGTATTCCATCAATATCTAAATTTTTTAAATACATCTTTACACCTCTGACTAATTCTTTTGCACTTTTTGGCTCTCTACCATTTTCACTAATAAAGATTGCTTTCATAGTACCTGGAGACATTGAAGAAAAATCTACTGATCCACCATCTCTAAAAGTTGCAATTTTCTTTAGCTCTTTAATAGGTGCTTTTTTTATATAGTCTGTAATGGTGCCTTTAAATCCATTTTCTTTTGCTTCCTCGTAAGCTCTCTCAAGTGCATTTGAAAGTTCTAACTCTATATGGTGCATTGGATCTTTGGCTTCTGCTAACTGCATTAACATTCTTGCAGTAGACCCATCTGATTTCCCCTCTAATTTTTTCTCAACATTTGGTATTTTCATATTTACTCCTTTTTTAGTTTTGGTACCCATTCGCCTTTAGGTATGTAATATCTGCCTCTGTCTGGATGATCCCATTCAAACGCTTTAGGTAAATCTCCATAATGTTTGCCTGTTTGATTTATTTTAGTGTGAGGCAAATCTTCATTAGATATTCTTTTGTAGGGTTTGTTTTTTTGATTTATGACAATAACATCATCAGTATTTCTAAAATTTAAAGCGTTACCACTTTCAATGGTTTCTTTAATCTGATTGAGTATTTTTTCTTTATTCAAGTCAGCTCTAACTTTATTTGCAACTTCTGCAGTATCTCTTTTTTTCATTAGTAATTCTCCTGTAATGAGTGGGGCTCTGGTTCAACTTGGGTAAAACCTTGAGTTCCTAAAGATCCCTCAATAAGTTTTTTCACTTGGACGCCTACCAGTCTCAAAGTGCAACCTAGACCAGTTCCAGCAACATAATATCCAGTTGGTTTGTAGTTACATCTTAGAATAGATCCACCCCAAACATTCTTATCAATGGCTTCTAAATTGTGATCAACTAGAGTTGGTTTAAACTTAGTTTTAAAATGAAATTGGATAGTTCCATCCCCTAGATCTTGATATGGCAATGGTGCTCTTTGGAATTGATCTGTTTTATTAGGATTTTTTTTCCCCTCTATAACTAACTGCTCTTTGATAACATCATCTATAATCTTGATGTCTTCTTGAGCGTCCTCTTTGTTAACTAAGAGTTTAACTTGGTATATTCCCTCTGCACTAAACTCTGTATCCGGTTTGTTTAGGTGTGGATATCTTGCTACACCAAAAGCACTTGTTTTAATTGCTGACATTTTTTCTCCTTTTATTGTTGATGTCGATTAAATTACTCTCAATCTTATTTGCCTGTGATTGTTCGTAATCATATTTATGGATAACTTTAATCTTGTTAGCCATTAGCCATCTACAAAAGGTCTGGGGTTCCCATTGATTTTCTCGTACTCCATCAATTCTAAAGTACCCCATATCAACAAGCTCTTTCCCCTCTTCAACCCAATCTTTCATATACTTCTTAAGAGTACTCTCTGAAATAGATCCAAAGATACTCAATAACTGTGATTGTGAGTAAAAAGGCTGATCAAATTTGTAGTTTAATAAAGTCTCCATATAAGGAGATATATGTTATCCTTTGAGATATTTCAAGGGATAATTATTATTTATTTTTGCCCCAAAGGATACTGTCTAAATGCTTCTGAGGGATGATCCTATTGGTGCCCTCGTACTTGTAATACCCCTCTTGGAAAAAAGGTTTTTGTGGCTTCTCTGCTATTAGCTTATTTAATAGTTTAACTTCTTTCTCATGGTCAAATTCAAGATCTGGGAAAAACCCGTGAAAGAATTTTTTGAAATTTCTATTGCTGACCACTGCTCTAACTGTATCTATTTTTGGCTTTAGATACATTCCTTTGTCTTCCTCTATCCTCGCCCACACAAACATAGTAAATCGGATCATCTTCCATTCAAATCTTATATTTGAGGTCTTATCTTTCTTCTCTGCTACAATTCTATAGGCCTCTCCAGGTGTTACTTTAAGTTTCTTGAGTTCATACACTAAGAAGTCCCAATCTTTCTCTCCAATAGGTTTAACTCTAGGGCCAACCTTAAAGATCTTTTCAATTCTTAGCTGGTCTTTCTGTATGTCTTTCTTAGCCATTTATTCCTTATATTCATTCAAGGGATAAGGTCAATTTTTTTAAGAATTTTATCTGCTTCTGATTTTGTACTTATATTTGTTAAATCTCCCAAGCTTTGAAGTGTTTTGTATTTTCTTTTTAAATGAGCAACGCCATAACCAGGTGTAACATTAGCTCCTTTTCTTAAATTTTCATCAGCCCACATTGGTTGTAAATTACTAAAATGATTAGCTATCTTAAAATGTTCTTCATTATTTGGGTTTAGGATTTTTAGTGGTGTAATATGATCAATATGCCAATCTTTAGCATTAACCCAAGTCATCTTTTTATTTGTTACTGGATGATCATAAAATTTACTTTCAATAAATTTCAATAGAAAATATTTAGAACAACCTGTTAATTTATCCATATCTCTTCTTGCAGTTTGAACTTTTGAAAAGGTGTAAGTTTTAATTCTTTTTCTTAAAGTATCCCATAAATGTGTTATTTGACCTTTTTCAGTAGAATAATATTTCTGATTCCATTTTTTTCTTTGGTCTGTTGTCCATTTCCTGTTTTTTCTTTTATATGCATAATTTTTACCATATTCTTGATAGTAATCTTTTCTTCTTACTCTCTTTGCTTTATTTCTGCAGTGATCACTACAAAATTTTCTATTAAGTCGTCCTGGTGTTGAAAATAACTTTTTACATTGAGGACAATTAGTTATTACTACTTTTAAAAACTTTGGCTTTGGAATTCTTTTGATGGGTTTGTATTCCTCTATTTTTCTGTGAAGAAACTCATCAGCAACATTAGGATATTTTTTAATTATAATTTTTTTAATTTTGGATTTTATTGCTTTTTTAAATATTACTTTTTTATGTTTATTGTAATATTCTTTATGTGCTTTTTTAACAATATCAGGGTTTTTCTTTTGATACTCTTTTACTTTAGATTTAATTCTATCTTTATTCTTTAGTCTCCATAATCTGATTTTTTCTTTTTGTGCTTTTTTAGCTTCTTCTTTAGAAGTGTATTTTTTTACAGGCATTAACTAATTTTATCTAAATACTTATGTTTTATCTAAAAATTCTTTTAGTTCAGTGTTATGTTCCCATTTGTTGATAAAACTTGAGGGTAATTCATTATAAATTCTTTCACATCTTTGATAAAATTTTTGATATCTTTCCTCTAAAAATTTATCTTTCATTTTCATTTCTAAAAAAGTTTTAGTAATCATTTTTTCTTTAAATTTATGATGCACTCTAACCATCTTTTTATGCTTATTATATTCTTGTAAGATTTCTTTAAATTGATCTTTCTGATTTTGAGTACCTTTTATTTGATTTAACACTTTTTCTGGGTCGTGAGGCTTTCCCAAGAATGTCATTACTTCATCTGAAAAACCTTTTTTGTTAATATAACTTGTATTTAAGATTGTGTAGATTTCATCTTCATTTAAATTAAAATTACTTTTAGCAAATTCCAACATAGTTTTCTTAGATTTAGCTTCATTGGTAATTGAAGATTTAAGATTGCTAACTGCTATACTTTTATCTAATTTTTTATTAATTTTTTGAATAAGAGTAGAATTTTTAGATAGGTCTTTATTGATAGAATAATATTTATCCATAACTCTTGAGTTAGCACAATTTTCTAATGCTGTTTCTTTAGGATCATGAAAACATCCACCTAACATCAAGCCTATAATTACAAATAAAAAAAAATTTTTTATTCTTCGCATGGAAATAAAACTTTCAATCCTTTTATCATTATAAATTCAACAGGAATTTCTTCCAATTCTTCGTCTGTGTAAGGGATTTTTAGTGTTTTAAGATCTTTAACACCTAAATCTATAGCGGTGACTATATTGCCCAAATTAAGTGTTAATTCTCCTGGCGGACAATATATTGGATCTTTAACTTCATTATTCATCCAACTTATTCCAGACTCAACACTTCTTAAATGTTCATTATAAGATTTAAGATCAGGATTTTTTTTATATTTTCCATACATTAATACCTTACCAGAAGCATAAACATTTCCACTAAAGAGAAATCCTAATAGTAAAACTAAAAATATTTTTTTCATTAACATTTAATAAAGACCTATTTTAAATAAAATAATTGTATAGATGGTTAGAACCACTAATCCACCTGCTCTAATTCTCCAAAATGGATTTTTAACTCTTAGTAAGCCACCAACAAACCAAAATATTGTGTTCCAAAAAAACATTATTAATGCACCAATTGGAATAAATAATATCAAGGCAAAACCCAAAGAGAATATGTTTTCAAACCATTCCATTATCTATTCATCATATGTATCAAACTTCATTGTTTCAGAATTCATTTCTGGTTTAACTATTTTTAAAACAGTTCCAATAGAAGATTCTGTTGTCATTTTTGTTATTGCACTCAAAAGAGATTTTTTTGAATTATCTTTAATCTTTGTATATGTCATAGCTTTTTTGAGTGTGAGACCTTTTCGAACATCATCTACACCCACTAAAACTAAATCATCCATTTTAAGTTCATTGTTACATTTTTTTCCTCTAATACTAACCATCATAGTTTCATCTTTACCTTTAAACTTACAATGTATTCGTGCCATAGATCCATTGGCTCCAAGAATACCATAATATGCACCACCTTTTTTTAGTGGCAGTGTTCCAATGAATTTTTGTATGTATTCAAAAGCTTCTTGTGTTCCTTTAAAAACAAGTGGCCCTTTAAAACTCGAAGTTTTTTTTCTTCCTGGTAGATCCATAATACCTTCAATAAATTCTTTATCATTTTTAGCGTTACGAATTTTATTTAGACCTCTTAGGCCTCTAGCAGTTTTTTCCTCATCAGACTCTTCTTCATTGTCTGGTTTGCTCTTTTTATTTAAAACGAAGATGAAGACAAATATACCAACAAACATTGCTCCTATTAAGAATGGCGTTATATCTTCTGCTGACATAATTTATAAATTTGGAACAAAATCCTAACATATTAATTAGTTTTTTTAAATTGATAAACCTTTGCTACTTCTTGTGCATACTCAATAGTTTCATCAATATCAGTCTTGTCATAAAACTTATCAAGTGTTGCATCTTGTTGATGTCCTGTGAGCGCTCTTGCTTTACCTGTACTGCCTAATTTTCTTTTGCTGATAGTTGCACCCGATTTTCTAAACAATTTCTTTTGACCATCTATACCAGTTAATTCAGTTAGTTTTTTCCAGGCCGTTTCAAGATATTTACATCTAGCTTTATCTGACTGACAGAATTCAACATCCCCACAATTTAATGTTGAGATGTGTGGATTAGGAAATAACCATTTAATGTGTTTGTATTTTTTATACTGTTCTTTAGATCTTTGGTAGTCCAAGCTATCTAAAACCTCTTGTACTCTTTCAGTTATAACAACATATTCTTCAACTCTACTTTTGGTTATATTGTAAGGCATTGTAATGACATTCTCTTTTGGTTGATCGCCATATCTTCCCATACAGTCATAATCAATTTTTGTAGTCTCAATCTGTCTTCTGAATGTGTAAAGCATAAACATAATGGCTTCTATTTGGAATGGGTGTTCATCCCGAAGTTGATAGCATCCATCTATAAGTCTCTCCAGTTGGGCCTCTTTAAACTTCATATTTGTGTACCGGTGGCCTTTGTGCAATATCTTCTTACTCTTGGTAATGGTTACGCCCCCATATTCTCTTCTAGTTGGATCTAAAACATCTTTATCTCCTAGTAGATTTAATTTATTGGAAGCTCTCCACAAATATTGAAAAGCTTTGAGAGTATTACTTCTTGCACCATAAGTTTTGCCTTTGTTGCAATAATTCTGAACAATCTTTGGTGTTAATTTATCAATACCAAGTGCACCTAATTGACTGTCATAAAGTGATCTCTTGTCCTCTTCTGTACACCCTTTGTAAGCTGGATATTTCTTAAATAGTCTACTCCAAGTCATACCATCAGTTAACTCTAGGGTACCACACCCCTCGTTATCTTCTGCAAACTTTAGGTATTCTCTTCGTTTGTTGTAACCCATCAACAACCTTGAATAATCTCTAATAGATTGAAGCGCTATACTACCATCAACTTTTATTCTTGGATATCCGGCCTCTGATACTCTTACAATACATTCTCTTATGGTTAACTCTTGGCTGGTTTTAATTATAGCTTCATCAACATTTTCTGCATTGGGATTAGACTTCCAACCTTTTCTGTCTTTATGTTCCTCTATAAGTTTATTGATATACTTATTGGCTTCAAATGTTCCGTATGATCCTTTGAGATATTCCCCACACTTATGATTAAAGGTTTTGCCTCTGAATTTACCGAAGATTATAAATGTCTTACTGTTGGTTTTTCTGTTCCATCTTAAATGTACACCTTTGAGACTACCAGTTGTTTCAAATGGAATATCTATTCGACCTCTAAGATGTCTATATGTGTGTATCTCAAGTTTATCTATGGCTTTGTCGTTCCACTTTAGCTTGGGTAACTCTTGGGTAACTTTTGTTGTCTTTTTTGTCTTCGTCTCCATACCTACATAAATATGTACGGTACAGAAAATGTCAGCTTTTATTGGATTAATGAAACCGAGTGAGGCCCTTTGTGTTAAAGAATTTTTATGTCCTGTTGGATTTTAAGTCCTTTGTGTCTACCAATTTCACCACGAGGGCATTGCTGAATTTTCTATACATACCAATGTTTTATTTAAACACAACCTATATCATAACATCAAATATTAAATAAATAATTCTGTGGGTAACTCTTGGGTAACTTTTGATCGAATAGAGGTACCAGTTGAAAGTCAAAAATACCTTTGTTTATTGACCCCTATGCACCCAAAAATAAAAAGACCTTTAGATTATATACAATACAAAGTCGGATTTAGACATAAGGTGCTGAAAAATACTTTTTCATAAGTACCTAACCCAAAAAAATATTATAAAAATTTTTTTCAAAAAATATTTGGAATGAGACTGGAAGAGCTAAAAGGTTATGGAGACTTTAAAGACATCCCCCAGTCTCAAATACTTTGATTTAGACAAAAAAGTATTATTAATGCAATTACAAATATAGGACTTTCTACTTTTATTTCAAAAGTTATTTATCCTTTAAATTTCGTATGGGCCTTTTTTATTTATTTTTTTGCCTCTGTTGGTAGGTGTATATTTGCTGGGGTTGTACTCGTAGTCTCTACCATTGTGATAATTTTCATCTCCCCACCCTTTGTTTGACATATTGATCAATCCAGTACCATAATTTTTTGTATAATTTCGGTTATCCCTAAGTGAACCTCTGGTTAACTGGGAGAGCCCTAAGCTTTCTTGAAGTGTCTTTTTTCTCTCTTGTTTTACCCTATGTTCAACTTCGGGTACTAGGGCCAACTCTTCGGGTGTAAGTTTTCCTCGAAGTGCAATCATCTTTTTCATATGGTTGTGGTTAGCAAAGGCCTGGTTTGGATAGTTACCTTTTTTAACTGCTACTTCATGGTTACCTCTGTTGACCTTTTTCTTATATGTTGGGTACACTTTGACTAGGGGTACATCTTGTAAATCACGCACTCCCTCTTGGCTCTTGAAAAAATATCTTCCATTTTTAAAAATGTAGAGATCTCTGTACTTACCTCTCTTCATTGCTATCTTGACTGCTTCTCTTGATTTGCCTAGCTCTTTTGCAAATTCTGTTCTGCTTATCGTATATAAATGTTCGTCTGTTTTCATATTCAGGGTAATTCTGTTACCTTTGTTATGTACCCAATGTTCCCACCGGTACTGCACCCAGTAATACTATGAGAGGTGTGAGAGATAAAATGTTAATTATCCTTTAAAAAATAATAGATCTCTCAATCTCTCAAGTCTCTCAAGCAAATCTATTGAAGTTAAAAAGAATAGTTTAGTAAAGCTTCAACCTTAAAAAGAAGTATATAAAACAGGTTGAGAGAATGAGTGTGAGAGTGGTTAATTATTGTTTAAATACCACGCAACAAAAATTAATACTATTAAACCTAACCAACTTTTATCTAATTTTATTAAATCTCGTTCACATAAGTAATCATCATTTATAGATGGGTATAACTTATCAACTTTTGATCTTGCTTCCTCTGGAGAGTAACCTTGATCAGAAAATCTTTTAAAAGCTCCAAATCTTTTACTCAATCGGTACTTTAGGTTAATATATCTAAAAGGATCAACTTTTTTGGCTATTTCACTATCTTTTATTTTAGCATTTACTCTAAACTCCTTGTTTAGATGAAGCTCTCCTACAAGGTGGAGAAGTGTCATTTGATATAGAGAAAACAATTCATTTTTATTTGTTTGATTAACTTTAAAATTTTTAAGGTCATATTTTTTGAAATATTTAACATTATCTTTAGCAACTTTTAGAAAGAACTTAAAAGCTTCAAAGACTGTTACTCGGCCTAGAAAATCTGGATCTTCTAAAGCTGTATTTATACCAGCCCAATATTTAGTAAGCTCATCAAATCTGAATTCTTTTTCAACGTTTTTTGGTAATTGTTTTCTTTCATAAATAATCGCTTTTAAATTTCTATCTTGATCAAATTTTTTAAGATGAGTTACTAAGGTATCTCTGAATGGGTATGACTTTAAATTGTTCCAATTATTAAAAAAATTATTAGGATGATAATTTTTATCTCTCTTCATTTACATTCCTTTTTTAAATAATCATCTAACTCTTTTTTAAATAATCATCTAACTCTTTTTTAAATTTCTTATCTTCATTTTTTAAAACTAAATAGGTTAAAACTGAAAACACTACCGAAAGTATTGTTGCAAACCTTTCTCCAATTATAAACGTACTGGGAATTCCTATTATAAAAAATACAGCTACTGCACTTTCAAACACACCAGGTCTAATTACAAAATTATACAAGGAGTTATCTAGCCTGTATTTTTTTTGAAATTCTAACCAATCTTTTTTCATTTCTTAAATTCATAATCACAAGAAGCACTGGATCCTCCAAAGAATTTAATATCTGAATATGCTACTTCTGGTTTTTTAATAATTTCATCTTTAGCTCTATTAAATTCAGATAGTGAAAGATTTCTCATTTCTCTTGATACAAGTTTAGTGAGTTCTGGTTTTAATCTGTATTGTTCAAAAAATAACCCAAGTCTAGGACGAGCCTGTCCACCACCATAATCTGTTAACTCAAACGTATTAACAACATCTTCATTACTAGAGAGGTTTCCGTCAGTATAAAATCCATACACTGGGTAAGTTTCATCATCTATTTTTCTAGTTGTTTTTTCAAAAGGTCTATTAACTGTTTTTATATCTTCATCGTTTAATGGTCCCTTGAATAAAGAATATTTATTCAGTGGTTCAGCAATCCCCATTTTAAGTATCATTGAGTTTTCTTCGTCTAAATGAAAAACATATTTTGGTTTATTATTTGTAAACCATATTTTTTTTCTTTCCCAATCTGGTCCATATTCCTCATAAGGAGTGCAAATTATTTCTAAATATTTTGCATAAGCATTTCCACTAAAGAGAAAGCCAAATAATAGAACTAAAAAAATTTTTTTCATTGGGTTATATTTCTGCTTTAATTTTTCTAAATAAACTTATTGTAATACCAGTAATACAAAACCTTAATCTCCAAATAAAGAAAACTAATACAATTAATAGTGTTGGATGAAGTATATTTATTATTTTATTTATGACACGATCATTAGTTCTGTATTTTTTCTGTAAATAAAAAGTTCCAATCTGTCTTACTCTATCTGTCCCATACATCTGTCCTTCTATTTTTAAAGGTAGTTCTGGAAGTAACATTATTCTGCGATCAATCCACTTATCTAACTGTGACATGTTTTTCTCAAGATTATGTTTGGTAATGAATTTATCTAAATTTATAGTATTACATCCGAATGCTGGAAAGTTAGCAGTTTTATTCCATACTTTATAAGTACATTTTTGTATTCTCGATGTAGTGAAAAAAGGTTTTAGCACATACTGTGTTACATTTTCTCCGACTAGACTGTCTCTAGGGGTTGGTATTACTAGTAAAAAAGTACTCACACTAATGGTAATAATTAATAATATAAATCGTAGGCCCTTATTAGAATCTTTGTTTGTTTTTACTACGGGTTTGATCTTAACTTTAGTTTTTTTTGTACTAGCTTTACTCTTTGGTCCAAAGAAACTTAAAACAATAATTATAAGTGAAGAAATTATTAGTAAAGCATCAAACCTAACCACATCCACAATGAATCTTGTTGTGCCTAAAATAACATGCACTAACATTGTTAAGAAAATTGCACT